AGAGTTTATTGTACACCTTGCGTAAACTTCTTCCATTCTATAGCATTCTTAATCTGAAAATTGCGTTGGTTGACATTCTTAAGTACTTCTTCCAAAAACGCTAACTTTTCTTTTTGATTGATTATGCGAACATTGTTGTGTATAATATCTTTATCAGAATCAAGGTACATATCAACTTCATTCTTCATCAAACGTTTAACGAAAGGCTCCCAATTGAGTTCGTCAAGTTCTTCTTGTGAAAGTTTTCCATTGTAATACTCATACTTCTTCAAAGATAAATCTTTGCTTTGAAACTCAAGTGCTTTGAGTTTACGTCTTTCATCAAAATAAATTTTAAGAAATTTACTGTGTAATTCTGGTATCTTTAAAGATGCGATACCCAACTCTGTGGAGTCAACTATAGCGTCTAATCTCCACTCTTCCATCATTTGGTCTAATGTCATACTCAATCCTCATATCAATATTCGTATCCATCATAATAACACATTTAAAGGTAAATGTCAATTGCTTGTTGCTTCAGCTTCGTAGTATGTGTAGTTAAATGTTGCTGTGGAAGTAATAAACTCTTGATTGTCTACAGATGAAAACTGCATGTCTCCTAATTCGGTAGGATATGCACCATAGAATTCAATTTTAAAATTTGGATTGTTTGCATTTGTTTTAATGAATAATGTTGCGTCAGAAGTTACGCTGTCAATCAAGTTGTCTTTATCTTTTAGACCGCCTCTTTTATCAAATCCTTTTGGATTGCCTAGTTTAAATATCCAACTGTACAATTCGTACCATGATTGCATGTCTTCGTCTACAATGAATGTCAATGATAGTGTGCCAAAGCTAATTTGATTTCCTGGAACACTTAATGCAGAAAATGGTGTATTGATAGTAGTAGATTGTAAAGATAGACTTGGTAAATTTACAGCTTGTACAAAATATGTGAAGTTAGGAATTCGTCTAAGAACAAAATCAAACTTGTTGTTTGAAAGAAAACTTCTATTTGCAGGTATCGTTGTTAGTGTAGCCATTGTATCTCCTCTTGTCTTCTATTTATGCAGACAAAAAAAAGCCACCCGAAGGTGGCTCTGTAAAGTACTACTCTTACGGTAGATTAATCAATTACATCAAGTTGCTAATTGCGATTCTACGATAGTAGATGTTCTTGTTAGCAAAAGCTAATACACCGTCAGATGCAGATGTTGCGAATGGGTTTGCAACCATACCGTAACGTGTCTTGAATCCAATTTTTGGTTGGAATGTGTCTTGACCAACTGCACGAACCATTTGCAATGGAACGTATGGGCAATAGAACAAACCAGCATCAAAAGCTGAAGTGCCTTTGTAACCGATTGTTGCGTAGTGTACACCAGATGTTGCTGCAAAATATGGATCAATATAAACCTTGATACGACCATTTAGAACACCAGCGAATGTGTTGCCTGTGTCATCAACTTGTAAGTTGTTAGATGCAAGTGCTGGAGTGTAATCAAGAACACCAGCCATTTGCAATGCAGATGCTACGTCTGAAGAACAGATAAGCACGTTACCTTTACCGCGGCGAGTTGCTTTAGCAATTGCGTTAGACTCACGCTCTAGTTGGAACATCAAGCCTTTGAATTTCTCAACAGACCAACGACCGTTAGCATCAACGTCAAGGTTGAATGTGCCAGCAGTTGTAACGTTCTCTTGTGCGCCAACAGTAGCTGTCAAGTTGATAGTACGAACAACTTCACGGTTAATTTCAGCTAAGATTTCTGTAGAAAGAATGTTTGCTAGTTCTTGTTCAGCATCCAAACCATGGACTGCTTTCAAGTCTTGTGCAAGTTCCATTGTGTATTCTGCTTTCAAAGCACGGCTCTTTGCAGTAACAGCAATCTTTTCGATGGAGAATGCCATCTCTTGGAATTGGTTACCAGAACCATCACCTAATGCTTCAGCATTGGCTGTTGGCATACCTGTACCACGTGTGTACTCTGTACCAGCAGACAAGTCAGCTGGTGATGCGCCTGTGTGTGCTGCGGCAACTGGAGATGATCCACCTGCAACAGATGAGAATGAAGTGTTAGCTTCGTTGAACAACGCTTCAGTGCCACCTTGTGTCGTGAAACGACTACGCATTGCAAAGATCAAGCCTGTTGGACCTGTCATTGGCTGAACACCGCAAATGTCGTATGCGATTAAGTTTGGTGCAGAACGGCGAACCAAGCTAATCAAAACTGGATCATAAATGTCGATTGCGCCAGTTGTTGCATCAGATGAAGATGCGCCCATTGCGTTAGCTGGTGCGGCTTCAGAAAGCAACGATGTTTGATTACGATATCCACCAGAACCCTGTGCGTCTTCGCGGCAAGCACGTTCTTGGTTCTCAAGAAGTTGTGCTGTTACTGCTCTACGATGAGAATCCTTGATTGAAGCTAGATCGCCGTGGTCAAGAACTGGTGCCCATTTTTTTAAAAGATTTTCTACGCTCATGTTTTTCTCCTTTGAGTATTGTTTAATTTATTTATAAAAACTTATTTCTTGAGTGATCTAGAAATATTTTGTACATAGTGATTCATTACTGGAGTGAATGATTCTTCAATTGAAGTTGTATCATCGTCCAATGAAGCCGACTTTTTGACAGTCTCTTGTGTAGATCCATCAAAATATTTCTTTTTTGTTAAAAGAAGTTTTTCTTTGTAGTCTTCTTCTGAAACAAAATCAATTCCTTCTGCAAGAGATTTTAATTTTGCAAATTGAACTTCGCTAAGACCTTCTGAAACTTCGCTAACAATGTGTTCTTTCTTGAAGATATTGATTTGCGCATTTAAATTTGAAACTTCAGTAACTGCTCTGTCCAATTCAGACTCAAGCACTTCAACTTGTTCTGCAAATTGTTCAACCACATCTACTTTATCTTCTGGAATGTCAACATAGTGTTCTGTGAATAGGTTCTTAAGACCAATCATAAAGTCTTCAACTAACTCAGCTTTGATACCCTTTTCAATAGCAAGTTTGTTTTCTTCCATCCACTCAGTAACAACATACTCAAGATATTCGTCAACTTTTGTGACCAAATTTTCGTTGATAGATTCAACTTCTTTGTTCAGTTCGGTTGCATAATATTCTTCTAATTCAACAACTGCTTCTTCTACCTTAGCGTGAATAGCTGCTTCGAATATTACTTTTGCGTTTGTTTTGAATTCTTCAGAAAGATTTTCACCTGAGAAAATAGCGTTAATGTCTGTTTCAACATCTAAATTACTTTCTTCGATAATGCCTTCTTCTTTTACTTGTTCTGTCATAGCAATCTCCTTTGTATGATATTTAAAATTATTAGTATATGTATTTATAAAAAATTATAACTTGGAGATGAAATGTTTAAACACTTTTATCATGTTTTCTTCTAAGTCTTTTTGTGAAGACTTTTGAATAACTTGTTTCTGTGCTGAAACATCAGCTTCTCTGATGATTCCGTTGTCCCAAACCCACGCTTTATTTTCCATAATACCACGTACATATGCATCTGGTGCTGAAGGGTCTGCTACAATATCCGCACAAGTTGCAAGATAAAAGTCATCGCCAACAACTTTAACTCCATTCTTTCCTTCAACAAGACTTCCTAGACCTCTTGTTGACACACCAACTACTGCACCCTCACTCATTAAGTTTTTTACAATATTGCCATATGGAGTGTCCATAATTTTTGCTTTGCCGATGAAATTATTTCCATCTTGACGTAAACTTTTAGTGATGTGAGAAACACGTTCTAAATTAATTGTTGGACCATCTGGATGTCCCAACTCACCGTAAGCACGATTCTTCATTACATACTCAGCAACATATCGGTTTGTTTCTTTTTGCAAAACTGCTAACGGATACATTCTCTTGTTTCTGTTTTCTTGTTCTGCTTGCATGAAGATGCCTTCAATGAAGAAGTTTTTACCACCAGATTCGTTTGCTTCAGTAATGATGTTTACTTGCTCATTGATTTCTGTAATTAGTTTCATTTGATTCCCGCCGATGTTCGTTTTTTAAGTGACCTTGTTCTCTTGCGTAAAATCAATGCAAGTTTTGGCGCACGTTTTCTAGCTGCTTTACGCTGTGCAATTCTACGATGCATTTTTTCTTGTGAAGACATTCTCACAAGTTTACCATCTAAAACTTTATATCCAGGTGTTGCTGATACAGCTTTTCTGCGCTGAATAACTCCAGCACGCACTCTGTTGACTTTGACAAGTCTAGCTTCGTCCAATTGTTCTTCAGACAAAGATATAAAGTCTTTAAAAGCAATCATATTTATGGACTTATACCATCATCAGTAGTTTCACGGCTTGTATATCCAGCAGTCTTCTTGCCTTCCATAACAATAGTGTATGTTGCGCCAGCAGTAAATCCTAAAGTAGAAAAGTAAATGTCACCAATTGTATTTGCTGTTGTGTTTACAAACGGTGTTGTTAAATTTGTTGCTAAATCAAATGTGCCAGTGCCCGTAAGTATTGCAAACGTATTTGAGCCTGTTCCGCTCCACATCAATTTTACTTTAGAATTTGCGCCAGCAATAGTCCAAGCAATCTTATTAACTGTCAATCGTTGTGATGATCCATCTCCGGTTGACGCAATTAAAGTATTTGCATTAACTTTTCTGACATTAGTTTCGCCAGTTGCATCTGATTCATTTGTAAATACAAATGCCCATGCTGATGCATGGTCTTTTAATTTTGTTGAGATTACTGAATCTGCCATTTTATTCGTCCGCCATAGCTTTTGCAAATGCTAAAAGTACTTCAGCATCTTCTTCCAATTGATTCAAAAAGATTTCTTGATTGCTTTCATCTAGATGATCGTACAAATCAGAAAGTAAATCAAAGTCTTCTTTTTTAAGATTTTTTCTTTGTCCTGCATCTTTAAGTAATGCAATTCTATCTCTGTAGCCTTTAATGCCAGGCTTAATATCATGCGCTGCCATACGTTGTGTAACGTCTGGATTTTTAATGTGCTTTAGAGTAGTTTTGCCTTGATGACTTCCGCTGAATGCAATTTCTTTACCCTCTTTCTTTAAAGCACCACGTGCCTGTGCAGATTTAAGCATATCAATTCTATCACGATATCCTTTAATGCCAGGTTTGATATCTTTAGCTGCTTTCTTTTCACCCGCATTCGGATTACTAATATGTTTCATCGTAGTCTTAGACTGATGGCTTTCTGCTTCACGCATGTACTTGTCGCCAACTTTTTTCTGACCTGACATAGCTTGTGCCGC